CTAATAGCAACCTTTCAGATAATACTGCGGCTTTTTATGAGCTAGCAGGACAAAGTATAGAAACTTTGACTGAATTAAAAAAATTACAGCCAGCATTATAGGAGACTGAAATGAATTGGTTTGAAAATAAAACAACGCAACTTATAGCGCTTGTTGGTATTGTTACAACACTTGCTGGCTTTGGCTATCAAGGCGCTCAGTATGTTAATAGATTAGATAACCTAGAAGCTCAAATAGGCGGTATAGGTGATACCGAACAAAAACAAAAGGTTATTGAAGAAAGATTTGCAGGTATAGAAAAGTCTGTACAGTATTTAGAAAAACAAATAGACGGCATTTCTGTTCCAGATGTAACTGAAATAAAAACAGATATAGCTACTATTAAAGCTGACATTCAATCTTTAAACAAAGAAGTGGATAAGATAGAAGCAAAAATAAATGATAAAAATCCATTAGCGGGGTAATTATGAAATTTGGTTTAATTAAAAATGTAGTAGGAGCGCTTGCTCCAACATTAGGATCCGCATTAGGTGGTCCGTTAGGTGGTCAAGCAGCATCTGTTATTGCTGGTGTGCTTGGCTGTCAAGCAGATCCCAAATCTATTAACAAAGCCATTCAAGCAGCTACTCCAGAACAAATGCTAGAACTTAAAAAAGCTGAACAACAGTTTGAAGTTCAAATGAAAGAGCTAGATGTAGATATATTTAGGTTAGAAACAGTAGAAAAACAAGATGCTAGAAAAAACTTTAGCAAAGATTGGACTGCTAGAATTATGGGTATTGCTGTTGTTGGTGGGTTTATGGGTTATATATTTCTTGTAACCTTGCAACCACCCGAACAAAATTCTGAAGCTTTAATTAATTTAGTGTTAGGATATTTAGGTGGGTTGGCGTCAGCAGTTATATCGTTTTACTTTGGAGCATCCAATACGGGTGATAAGAAAGATGAGTAATAGAAAAACAGCTCATGATGTAGATGCTGCGTTAAAATCACACGAGGCAAAATGTGAGGAAAGATGGAAAAGCATATTCAAAGAAACAGCAGAAATAAAATCAGAAATGAACGATTTAAACAGAACTTTAAGAATGGCAGTTTTTGGGACTTTCGGTTTTATGGGAACTTTATTAATTGCTTTCGTAACAATCGTATTCGGAAACTAATGCACACTTCAGACGAAGGTTTTGAACTTATAAAAAAATTTGAAGGTTGTGAGCTTGAAGCTTATCAATGTGCTGCGGGAGTTTGGACAATAGGATACGGATATACCAAAGATGTTAAAGAGGGTGATGTTTGGTCTGAAGAAAAAGCAGACTTTATGTTATGGCGTGAACTTGATGACGAGTACGAACACTATATAAACTCTCTTGTTACAGCGCCAATAAATCAATGTCAGTTTGATGCTTTAGTTTCTTGGGTATACAACCTAGGTCCAGCTAATTTAAAAGTATCTACTTTATTAAAAAAATTAAATGCAGGAGAGTACAATGAAGTTCCTGCACAAATAAAAAGATGGAACAAAGCAACTGTTAACGGTGATCGCAAAGTATTGCCTGGCCTTACAAGAAGAAGAGAAGCAGAAGCTTTAATGTTTGAAGGAAAAGACTGGCAACACATATAACGGAGGCTAGATGTCTGAGTCCTCTGCTAGAATATCATTAGCAGGTGAATATTTAGCAGCATCATACTTGTTGCGATATTGCGACTCTGTAATTTTAGCTCCACCAGGCCATAGATCAGATCTTATTCTTGACCACGATAACCATCTTTACAGGGTTCAAGTAAAGACTACCAATACTGTATATATAAGAAGAAACAAAGATTTTTATCGTTGGGAATTACGCACAAGCAAGAGAACTGCTGATAACATTCGCCAAAATAAAGTGGTAAGATATGGAAATGGTCAAATCGACATGTTTTGTTTTGTTGCTTTGCCAATTAATAAAGTGTTTTTTGATGCGTATGATGGTACAAAAAATTTAACTGAAGTATCTAAAAGCATTAAAACTTTAGATAAAATAGATTCAAAGGATTCTTTGCTTCAAGCTTTGTTAAAAATAAACAAAACACCAGAGCTTAGTCCTTTAGGTAAAACAGATTAATAAAAAAATGGCGTTACAAAAAACTTTATTTAAACCAGGTATCAACAGAGAAGGAACTGACTATAGCAATGAAGGTGGTTGGTTTGACTCTAACTTGGTTAGATTTAGACAAGGCCTTCCTGAAAAATTTGGGGGCTGGTCAAAATTAAACAATAATACATTTTTAGGCACATGCAGAGCCTTGCATCCTTGGGTTGCGTTGGAGGGAACTAAATATTTAGGGCTTGGAACTACTTGGAAGTATTATATAGAAGAAGGCTCTAATTTTAATGATGTTACACCCATACGATTAACTACTTCCGCTGGAGATGTGACTTTTTCAGCCGTTGATGGTGATGCTACAATTACTGTTTCTGATACAGATCATGGCGCCGTAATAAATGACTTCGTAACCTTCTCTGGAGCTGTTTCTCTTGGTGGCAATATTACCGATACTGTACTTAACCAAGAATATCAAATAGCAACAATAGTAAATACCAACTCTTATACAATTGAAGCCAAAGATACCAACGGAGATACTGTAACAGCCAACGCAAGCGATACTGGTAACGGTGGAAGCTCTACAGTTGGAACTTATCAAATAAATGTTGGTCTTGATGTTTATATTCCTGGTACTGGTTGGGGTTTAAATGGATGGGGCGAGGGAAGTTTTGGATCTGTTACCGCTTTATCAGTTACTAATCAATTAAGACTTTGGACTCATGATAACTTCGGCGAAAATTTAATAATGAATGTCAGAGGTGGTGGTATTTATCAATGGACTGAAAACAATGGTCTTGCAACAAGAGCAGTAGATTTATCTAGTATATCAGGAGCAAATTTAGTTCCTACAGTAGGTCTTCAAGTTATAACCTCTGAAAAAGACAGACATCTAATTGTTTTAGGCGCTGACCCAATTAACGATGCTGGTACAGCAAGAACTGGCGCGGTAGATCCAATGTTAATTGCTTTTTCCGATCAAGAAAACAATTTACAGTTTGAGCCCTTGATTACAAATACTGCTGGATCTTTAAGATTGTCTTCTGGCTCTTCAATTATTGGAGCTGTTAAATCTAGACAAGAAGTATTGGTTTGGACTGATACTGCTTTATACAGCATGCAGTTTGTTGGACCGCCGTTCACATTTGCTGTTAATTTAATTAATGAAGGAACTGGTCTTGTTGGTCCTAAAGCAGCCGTAACAGCGCCTTCAGCTGTTTTCTGGATGGGCTACAACAACTTTTACGCTTATAACGGTAGCGTACAAACGCTGCCTTGCAGCGTTCATAATTACGTATTCAGCGATATTAACCTTATTCAATCTTTTAAAGTTAACGCTTTTACAATTACTGATAAAAATGAAGTAGGTTGGTTCTATTGTTCTGCTTCAAGCGACGAAATAGATAGATATGTTATTTACAATTACGCAGAACAAACTTGGGTGTATGGTCAACTGAGCAGAACGGCTTGGTTAGATGCAGGTATAGAGAACTATCCTAGAGCTACCAGCAATGGGTATTTATACCAACAAGAAAATGGTTTTGATGCTGACGGTCAACCGATGACGAATGTGTTTATTGAAAGTTCTGATTTTGATATAGGTGATGGCGAGCAGTTTACTTTTATCAGGAGAATCATTCCTGATTTTAAATTTATTCAAAATAGCAATCAAAATGGTTCAGTCAATATTGTTGTTAAAACAAGAAACTTTCCAGGCGATTCTTTAACGGTTAACTCTACTAGCTCTATACAAGCCAACACTCAGCAAGCATACGTTAGAGGCCGAGCAAGACAAATGGTTCTTAGATTTGAATCAGATGATGACGCAGCAAATGATGGAAACTTAGGAGTCGGCTGGAGGCTAGGAGCAACAAGAATAGATATTAGAGCTGACGGAAGAAGATGAGCAAACTGCTTCAAACCCAGCTTCCGCAAGCGCAAGGAGAGAACGTCAGTTCTGCTACTTTTAATAGACTTATAAGAATTTTAGAGATAAACTTAGGAGCAGTAGACCCTGATAATACTTTGCAATTATCAACTACTCAACGTGATAAGTTAAATTTTAATCTTGGCACGCTAATCTTTAATACGACAACCCAAGTGTTGCAAGTATTTAACGGGACTGAGTTTATTGATTTGATGGATGAACCCAATCCTCAAGGATACGAAGCCCAAGGTTTACTTGGTAATATTTCGGTAATTACAAACGGAAATATTACAATAACCTTGTAAATAATAAAATAACATATGGAACAAGGTATGCTTGCAGAACAATTAGAACAAGACTATCAGCTAAAGAATCTTCTTTTAGCTTATCCTAACGATTGGTTTATTGATAAGGAAACTCTAGAAAAAACAAAACTATCTCTTCCAAACTTACTAAAATTTTATAAATCAGAAGGCACTCAAAACCCAGACCCTACTTTGGTTCAAAGTATTATTGAAGAAAAACTCAAAGATGTTTATACCGTTCCTTTGTTTTCTAAAATATTCTGCAATTTATTGGTAGATGAAATGAAAAGCCTAGAGTCTTTTTACGGCTTTGAAACCAATCCTAGCGAAGATAAATTAAGACAAATACCAGAAATAGTATTGCAAGAACGCTGTCCTGATATATACAATTCTTTATTAGAGATAGTTTTTTCAGTTGTTAATCCTATCTTGTTAAGCATTTGGAATCGTCACGTAACAGGCGGAGGCATCCAAATAGCAAACTATAATTTAAAAGATAAAAAACAAGGTGCTTGGCATCACGATGCTAGCGCAGATATAAGTATTGTTGTTCCTTTAAATACAGGTGAATACGAGGGTGGCGGAACAGAATTTTTA